GGCTTCAATAACCTGCCAAGACTCGATTGGCACTCAACAGACATTTCAGGTTGGATGGAACAATGAAAATAACTACTTTTTGGACAAGGGAAACATTGCTCAGCACTTTTGCGAAGGTGGGTATGCTGGTTGCTTCACCAGCTTTGTTAGCGTTGTTTCTAATGACGGCGGGGAGCTGGATAGTTCTTTGCTTTACCATCCTGGTTACAGTCCTACTCCCACTCCTAGTCCTACTCCTATGCCTGAACCTAGTCCTGTGGATCAAACAACGGACACAACAGTAAGGACAGAAGATGTCGAACGCACAGAAGATGTTGCTCGCACTGAGGAAGTTGTCAGAGAGCCTGAGCCAGTGGCTACGGTGGCTCCCGTAGAGCCTGCCCCTGAGCCACAGCCCGAACCTACACCTGAACCGACCCCAGAACCTACGCCAGAACCAGAACCTACTCCAGAACGCCCTGAGAAGCCCGTAGAGACTCCGAAGCCCGTAGAAAGCCCGACACCCACCCCTGAACCTTCTGACCCTTCTACGCCGATTACAGAGCCAGAAATTCCATCCGAACCTGCTCCAGAATTGGTAGAAGAAACAATCAGCATCGAACTAGCGTTAGAAGCGGTTGGTAAACTTGTAGACAACCTACGCTCAATCGGGTCGGACCTAACTCCAGAAGTACGAGAGCAGGCACAGCAAGTAATTGTTGCGTCTGTAATCGTCACCCAGGTCGCATTAGCAGGTAGGAAACCTTGAAGTTCATCAAAGACCAACTAGATCAAGCTTGGACAATTCTTGGCTTGGGTATCGCCTGGGTCGTACTTGAAGGCACGGCTAAAGACTTTGTTGGTTGGGCCATCCTCATCACCATTGCTATTTGGGCAGCAACTTACCCTCTAAGGAAAGACTAATTATGTGGTTAGACATCGCACGCAGAACACTAGCTGTAATCATTCTCAAGGTCACAGGAATCTTTGTCGGTGGTTCGGTTATCGGACTTGAAGTTATGCAGGCTGTAGCCATGGCTGCTTTTGCTGGAGTTATAGATGTTGCTCAGGAGCTTTCACGAGCTTACCTGTCAGACGGCGAAATTGACCCAGAAGAAATAAACAAGACCTTTGGCAAGATTGGCAGCAAAGAAGTAAAGAAGGACTAACTTCTTCTTCTCTCGCTATCTGTAGTTCCGCCCCAGATACCGTGCATACCCGCTGACACGGCATAGTCAAGACATCTAATCTTTACTGGGCATACCGAGCAAATCGCCTTAGCCTCATTAGCAACCAATTTTCGGTCATGGGGACTACCGACAAGATCATCTGGAAAAAACAGATTCGGGTCTACAGCGCACCCTACTCCGCCTGGCACATCTCTAATGGCTTCTTGAAGCTCGATGTATTTGCGTTCTAATTGTCGGTGGCTAAGCATAGGTTTACATTACAGATAAAACCCGCTAATGTGAAATCCCACACCGACTAGATGTGGGATTCACGCCAAATGAAAGAGAGGGAAACACTTGGCTATAACCAAGCTACCAACCGCAATAAACGAGTTGCAGGATGCAGTCCTGCTGGGTGACTTTGAGAACGGGTCCGATGAGTGGCACGAGCTTCGTAATGAAGCTGGCGCTATCGGCGGTTCCGACATCGGAGCAATCGCAGGACTGTCTCAATGGGAAAGCCCGTACACCAAATGGGCAAAGAAAACAAAACAAATCCCAGATGACTTTGCGCCAAATATGTCAATGCGACTTGGCACAAAGCTAGAAGCACCAATCCTAGAAATCTTTGCTGAGGAACATCCTGAGCTAGAAATCTACACAACAGGAACATGGGCAAACAAAGAAGAACCTTGGATGCGAGCAAACCCAGATGGGCTTTACGCAGACCAGACAGGTGAGTTTGGAATTGTAGAAGTCAAGTTCAGTCGTGACTACTGGACACAAGTTCCGCAGTCCTACCGCGCACAAGTTCTTTGGTACATGCGAGTATTCGGTATTCGCAAAGCAAAGCTTGTCGCATTAGCTGGCTCTAGCTATCAAGAGTTTGACATCGAGTGGGATCAGTTTGAGGCAGACGCTTTGTTTGCTGCTGCAATTCGGTTCCGCAACCATGTCATCCAAGAGCGAGCGCCACAGTGGGATGGTTCGCTGTCTACGCTAGAGACCGTCAAGAAACTCAACCCAAACATTGAGGATGGCGAAGTAGACCTAGACGATTTAGGTCAGCACTACTTCAACAAACTTGACGATTTTGAGCGTGTTGAAAAAGAACTAAACGAACTAAAGAGTAGAGTCCTATCAGCCATGGAAGGTAAAAAGCGTGGCTTGGTATACGGCGAACACATGATTAGCCTTCGGGCAAGGGGCGCAGGACTACCGTACATACATCACGAGAAGGGTAAAAAATAATGGCACATTTCAATCTCAACGAATATCAGACCGTACAAGAACGCATAGATTTGTTCTGGTCTCGGTATGAACAGGGGCGCTTCAAGCTGGACATTGTTAGCATGACCGACAACCAGGTTGTTATCAAAGCTTCGGTTTGGAAGAACAAAGCTGATAAGCACCCAGACACCGTGGACTTTGCTGAGGAGCGCATTGGCACTTCTCCAGTAAACAAAATCAGCCATGTTGAGAACTGCGCCACATCTGCTTTGGGTCGAGCCATCTCAGCCCTAGGTAACGAGTTCAGTCCAAAAGGCAAAAGGCCATCTCGTGAAGAAATGGCAAAGGTAGAGCGCTCGCAAAAGCCTGTACCTGCTAAGGACTGGTTAGTAATGGCTGAGTCAATGGGCGATGACATTGACGGTCTTAGACTGTTATACAGCGAAGCCAAAACTGCAAACGCGCCAAAAGAAACCCTAGATAGGATTGCCGAAATTGCCAATGGATCATCTGGAACTGAACATTCTGATAGCAAGCTTGATAGAAACACAGGAGTCCTTGAATGAGCAAATGGCTAAGGGCAACTACGACACTGTGGACCACATGTGGAAGCTTCAAAGGGAAAGAGGAGAGAGGCTAAAAAATGGAAATTATTTCACCAGGACACATCATTCAGGAACTCCAGAGGCTAACAGCGGAGATGGACAAGGGCAGTAACGCCCTTTACGATGCTGAGTGCAAGCTGGCGGATGCCGATGCTGCCTACGACAAGGCTGTTTCACTAGCCTTCATAAACAACCAAGGCACGGTGGCAGATCGTCAAGCCGTGGCTAAGTTGCAGTCAGTAGAGGCAAAACTACAGGCTGACCTAGCTAGAGCCGAGTTCAACAGGGTCAAAGTCAAGATGAAAACCCTGTCAGACCAGGCAACCATGATGGCTGTTATGTCTAAGAATGTCGAGCTTCAGTGGAGAACACCCTAGCTGGTAGCCTTGAACGGTGATTGCTGAAACCTGCTCGTGCGGGGCAAAGTTCAAGACAAATGAGCCTGAGCCTGTCAAATTAGTCCGTGAATGGCGGAAGAATCACACCTGCGCTGAGCAAGACATCGCAGACACACCTACCAGCGGTTTAGCAGACACACAGCTTGCAATGGGATTCCAACCAGGTGAAATGCCAGCAAAAAAGCATGACCCTTGGGAAGATTATGAATAAAAAATCTTTCCAAAAGTATATAAACCGAGATGAGGGAATTTGTTGCCATTGTGGAACAGATGACGATACTCTTGTCCCGCAGCACAGACTCGGTAGGGGAATGGGTGGCTCAAAAGAAAGGGATGTTCCATCAAACATTATTCTGATTTGCTCTAGGGCAAACGGACAGCTAGAGTCAAATGCAACCTTCGCACAGATGGGCAGAGATTTCGGTTGGAAACTGATTCAAGGTCAGGACCCCAAAAAAGTTCCTGTATGGTTGGCAGATGGCTGGTACTTACTTGATGATGAGTTTGGAAAGAAAAGAGTAAACCCGCACATAGAAGCGGACTAGAAAGAGGGAAAAGAGAGATGAGCATTGAAGCAGTTGCTACTGTTCTAAATCACAGCAAGGCCAAGGGGCGTGCGAAGCTTGTCCTAATTGGAATTGCTAATCACCTTGGGGACCAGGGTGCTTGGCCTTCAATCAGCACCCTAGCTCGATACGCTAACGCATCAGAACGCTCGGTCAAGCGAGACCTGCAAGAACTTATGATTCTAGGTGAGCTGCAAGTGGACCTTCAGTCTGCTCCAAGTCACGGTCAATACAAAACCAATCTTTACTGGATCACAATTCAGCCAGGGGTGACAGGTGAGGTAAGCAGGGGTGACAGCTCAGGTAAATCAGGGGTGACACCTGTTGGCACGCAAAACATCAATATTAACCATAAAGAACCAAAGAGATACGCAACAAAAATTCCAGATGACTTTTGGCCTACAAAAGAGCTTTTAGATTGGCAGGGTGAACACTTCCCAGAAGTGGATTGGAAACTTGAAACACACAAATTTATTGACTACTGGAACTCGGTCAGCGGGAGCAAAGGCAACAAGACAGACTGGCAAGCCACCTGGCGCAACTGGATACGAAACAACAAGAAACCAAAGCGAGCCAGCCGAGAAGAAGAAAATAAGAAAGCAATGAGGGAGTTTCTAAAAAATGCAAAAGACTGAGACAGCAGAACTAATTGAGTTTCTAAGCCTTGTAGACGGGCGCAAAATCTCTGGCGAAAAGATTATGGCTTGGCACGAAGTCCTAGGCTTCTTGGACTATCCTGTGGCTAAACAGGCAGTCATTGAAGCTCAGCGAGATGGCGCTATTCAGTACATCGAGCCAAAGCACATCTTGGGCAAGGCAAAGTCAATTCAAGATCGCAAGAAGTCAGAAGAACAAAGAGCTGAGCAGTTCAAAGAGAAGCCTCTGACATTCGGTTCTCGTATGCCTAAGTGTCATCACGGCATAGGGCTGTTGCTCTGCGACCCGTGTTGCAAAACAGCTGCTCAACAAGCTGGATTGCTAAAGTAGGTGTGTGGATGAGAACAAAGCTATCTGTTCGCGTTGTGGTTCAACTTGGACTGTCAATGCTCAGAAGCGCGAGCGCACTGACCTTCGGTGCTTCTCCTGCCGTATGCGAAAGTCGCTGGTTATCAAGTACGGTAGCCAGAAGTGCGTCACCTGGCAGGGTGAGTACGACCTAGAGACGCTTACCGTTCCATACTTTGAAGGACACCCAGTATTGCCAGGATTACGCAAGTGTGGTCATATAGACTGCGTAAATGCTGAGCATGTTATCCAAGCGGATAACTAAACTAGAAGAAAAGAGAGAAAGGCAGAGATGGCTTCCATCGAAGTAAAAGGGAAAATCGGCAGGATTTTCTATGAGAACAAAGGTCTTGAGATCATTGAGACTTACACCAACAAAGCTGGCAAAGAAGTAAACGCTTACTTTACCGTTTGGCTAAAGACACCAACCATTCTTTCGGTTGGCGAAGAAGTCAAGGTAAGAGGACTTTACTCACACGAGATTTCCGAGTGGGACAACGAAGGCGAAACCAAGCGCAAGGTCAAGGTTTCCATCAATAACCCGCTAGTGACTGCATCTTCAGAAGGCTTTGCCCCGACACACGGAGACACACCCTTTTGAGAATCGTTCAATGGCTTCTCCCGTCATCTACTGGATTGCTTCTGCTAAACCTATCTAAGACAGCAGAAGGCTTCTGGAACATGGCGGGGGTTGCTGTTGGACTCTTTTACATCTGGGCTGGCCTCAGTGCCGCCTGGATGATTTATGTCAGAAACTAACTTCACTATCTCCGTGACTGGAGACCCAGCCTCACAAGGCTCGCACGCCATTATGAATGGGCGTATTGTTCAAGTCAATTCTAAAAAGCACAAGGCTTGGCGCACAGCCATTGTACAAGCTTGCATAGAATCTTTACCCGCAGACTGGATTCCACTTGACGAGCCAGTTGAGCTAATCGTGAATTTCTACATGTCAAAGCCAGCGTCAGTAAAACGCTCGTTGCCAAGTGTTGCACCCGATCTTGACAAGCTAATTCGGTCAGTTGGAGATGCTTTGGCTATTGGGGGTGT